CTCATAGAAGCGTAATACAACAGGCCTGGCCCCGAAGCAATTCGGGGTTTTATTATTTCTATCCTTTGTCCTCACGTAGGTACACGAGAAGAATACGGCTACATATACGGCAAATGAGCAAAGACAGCCGTGAAGAAGATACAAAGATTATCCATAGATTATTGGATTTGTGCAATAAAAAAATTAAATAAGTAACCAAGAGTGCCAAATGAGCGCCATTCAGTACCTTAACGGGTATTGGGTGGCGCCTTTTTTATTGCCTGAAAACGAGGTGAAAGCATGGAAAATACAAAAGCCTGGATTCGATACAGTAATGGGCTTGACTTTCAAAGCAAGAAAAACCTATTGCCAAAAGCTGATAAGAATGAACGGTTTTATGCAGGTAATCACTGGGCAGGGATAAAGACCAACAAACATCCTACCCCTATATTGAATATCACAAAGCGAATTGTTGACTGGAAAGTATCACAAGTCATGTCAGACCTGCTCCAAATGCGTTTTTCGGCTGGATGGGTAAGCGATACTGCCGAAGATGAGCAAAGTCAAACGTACCGAGAGGTTGCCAACTTGCTTACCCAGCATGCCGCTACCTTGTGGGAACGGCTGAAAATGGATGCTATGAATGAAAAGGGTTTGTTGAAAGCAGCTTTGAGCGGCTCCATGGTGTCGTATTGGTATTGGAATGACAAGATCGATGCAGGGGACGGGCAAACAGGTGACATTTTTGGCGAATTAATAAATGGCTGCAATTACTTTCCGGGCGACCCCAACAATCCGGAGATAAATAACGCTTATGAACCCGTTCAACCGTATATAATCCTGTCATTCCGAAAACAGGTTGAGGACGTCCGCAGGGAGGCCAAGAAAAACAAGGTTCCAAAAGAGCAGATTGACCTTATCGTGGCTGATGACGAAACCAGCAAAGAGACAGGCGACATGGCAAAAGATGAGATAGAAAGTGACGATGGTGGCAAGTGTGTTGTCCTTTTACATATGTGGAAGGAACTTGTTGACGTTACCGAACAGATAGAGGAAATGGATCCTGAAACAGGAGAGTTCGTCATTAAAGAAATAGTTGTCGGACAGGAATGGAAAATCTTTGCCGAGATAGCGACCCGAAACGTGGTTATACGCAAGAAATGGGATACTGGATTACACCGTTATCCCGTGGCCTTAATGAATTGGTACGAACGTGAAGGCTCAGCATATGGCGAAGCGGAAGCAACTTCACTTATTCCAAACCAGATCATGATTAACCAGCAGGCGGCCATCCTTGCACTGTGGATAAAGATACACGGTTATCCAAAGGTTTTGTATGACCAGACCCGTATTACACAATGGACAAATGATGTTACAAGCGCAATCCCGGTAAATGGTGTTGACACCGGCGGGGTTGGTGGTGCGGCGCAATACATGCAACCGGCACAAATACCGTCAGTTGTAATGAACTTCATGGAATGGTTTATCCAAACCACAAAAGATATGGCCGGGGCGAATGAGTCTGCCTTGGGCGAGGCCAACCCGACCAATACATCAGCCATTATTGTTAATAGTAAAAATGCTGTTGTGCCACTGGCAAGCATTAAAAGGCGATTTTACCAGTATGTTGAGGACATTGGGCTGATATGGGAGGATTTTTTCCTGTCCAAGTATACAGATTACCCGACAAGGGTTATGTCCATAAATCGTGAGGGCAAGCAAGATTTCCAGACGCTTGAAACAGCAGTCCTGAAAGAAGTCAAGTTAAATCTCAAGATTGATGTTGGTCCTGCTAACATATGGAACGAGGGCGCATCCATCCAGAGCCTTGACGCACTATTGCAGTCGGAACAGATAACCTTTATTGAATATCTGAAACGCTTACCTGATGGTGTCATCCCGGACAAGCAAGGGTTACTTGAAGCCAGAGAGGGCGAAAAAGCACAAAGGGAGGCGCAGGACAAGCAATTCATGTATGACCTGATGGCAAGGGAAATGGAACGGATTGAACCTATGCTACCACCGGAAGCACAGAACGAATTGAGGATGCTGCAAAGGAATGACCCCGAACAATACGAAGCACAAGTCCGCCAGTTAATCCAACAGGCAAGGGCGCAAGCCCCTTCAAGGCCATACGGAAATATAGGGGGTGAGTAAGGTGAAGTGCGATAAGTGTGGCGGTAAAATGATGATTGCCGAGAGCAAATTTGTTACAGAAGTTGATTCAACTGACGTTTACAATGAATTGAAAATGGTTTGCATTAACCCCAAATGCTCTGAATTCGGCGGCCCTGACCTAAACAAATCCACAAGGTTCAAGACCGTAAGGAGGAAAGCAAATTGAAAGTCTTAATGTGTATACCATACACCGGATACATACCACCACAGGCGGCATATTCATTGCCGCCTATGGCTTGTTATGCCCGGAGTAAGGGTATAGAGATTGATATGTTGCCGGTTGGGTTAAGCCTTATTTACACCGCAAGAGAGAGGGCGGCAGACACGCTAATTCAAGGCGGTTACGATGCGTTATTGTTTATCGATTCAGATATGGTTGTACCTGCAAATATGCTGGTTAAGCTAATTGAACATGACAAGGACATCGTTTCCGCATTGGCTTTTAAACGGTTTCCACCTTATGAGCCGTGTATATTCAAAAAATGCGACCGTGAGGGGACGGAGTTCTGGCTTGATTATCCTAAAGGATTGATCGAGATTCAAGGCGTGGGGATGGCGTGTACCTTGATTAAACGAAAGGTATTTGAATCCGTACCCAAGCCGTGGTTTTTCCCTGAACCAAAGATCGGGGAGGACTTGGCCTTTTGTATTCGGGCGAAAGAACAAGGATTTAAGATATTTTGTGATACCGAACTGATATGCGGCCATTGTACCACTGAGGTTATTACTGAAGCCCATTATAAAAAGTGGGGGGAAATAAAATGAAAATAACGGTAATAGTGCCGTTTTGCCCGGACGGTGGACAAAGGGACGCTAACTATTCATGGGTAACTAAAAGGCTTAGAAAGCTATTACCAGATGCAGAGATCCTTGTTCCTACACAGAACACGTTACCATTCAACAAAAGTGCCGCAGTTAATAAAGCCGCTAAAATGGCCTCAAATGACATTTTAATGGTTTGTGATGCGGATATAGCATTTGATATGGACTTAATAAAAAATAGCCTTGAAATCGTTAATGATGTACCGTGGATATCGCCATTTTGTGAAAGATGGGATTTAACCCATGCTAGCACTAACGAGGTACTAAAAGCACCTTGTGACGTTGAGATAAAGAGTTTTGGCATAGATGTTAAACGGAAATACAAAGACGTTCGGTGCCGTGCTGGTTCGGTTTTTATTATGACAAAAAAGAACTTCTACAAAGTAGGGGGTTTTGATGAAAGATTCGCAGGATGGGGGTTTGAGGATTCGGCTTTTGAGTTGGCCGCAAGGTACACCATAGGCGATTGTGCAGAAATAGACAACATAGTATACCATTTATGGCATCCACTGGGGGACAATCAATTTCCACACCATACGGAATGGAACCGGCTTTTATATGAAGAGTACATTTACCATTTCGTACATGGCGACCTGCCGAGATGGCTTAAAGCTAACGGTAAACGGCGGCTATGAAGCCGCTTTTTCATAATGCCTATGCGCCATGGGCGCAAAAGGTTCCTGAATACGCATTAAGCGTGTTCTGATATTTGAAGCACTCTTCAGAGTGCTTTTTTCATGCCCTTTTTACTTGTTTTGATGGAAAACAAGGCAATTTCATAGCCCACCACGGCTTAAAACTGAGGGAGGTAATTTCATGTCAGAAGAAATTATGAACGCTATGAGCGGAGAAGAAGTACAGCAGGATTCACCCGAAACGGCGGTTGAAATGGGAGACGCCACCACAGGAGAACAGACGGCATCAGAGGGTACACAAGAACCACCTCAAGGAGAGACAGCACAGGAAAAACAGGAACGGTTGTTCCGTCAAGCCGATGTTGACCGGATTATTCAGGAGAGATTGGCAAGGGAACGACAGAAGTACGAAACCGAGCTGAAAAGCAACCCGCATTTGTCCTATCTAGAGCAAAAAGCACAAAGGCTGGGGATGACTGTTGAGCAGTTGATTGAGAATGACCGTAAATACGAGGAACAACAGAGAATCAATAGACTTGTTCAGCAGAATATTCCGGAAGAATACGCACGAAGGCTCTTAAAAGTGGATGAGCTTGAAAAATGGAAGGACAGCACCGAGAAACAGAGTCAGGAGCAGGAACGCAGGCAGAAAATGTTCACAGAATTTTTCGAGGCATATCCAGCGTTCAATGACCCAAAGAAACTAGAAGAGATACCCCGTGAAGTTTGGTTAAAGGTGTATCACCCTGAAAAGAACCCGGGCGGGATATCCATGCTTGACGCTTACACCCGATACGAAAATAAGCTCCTGAAAGCTGAAAAGGAAAAGCTACAGGCCCAACGACAAACACAGCAAGCCAATACCAAGAATGCGGAGAGTTCGACAGGATCGGTTAAGACACCGGGTGCGACAGGCGGCTTCATCTCAAGAGAGCAGTTTGACGCAAACAAAGGCAACATGAATTGGGTTCAGAAGAACCTAGAACGAATTGAAGAATCACGGAAGCACTGGAAATAGTGCTTTTTTTATTTGAAAGGAAGTGAAATGTTATGGCATATGAGTTTATTCCTGAAATAACCCATGCCAAGCTATTGAAGGAAAGGGAAAAAGCCGCAATAGCAGTAAAACACTGTAACAGAAGTTACGAAGGAAATATTAAGTCGCAGGGCGACAGGGTGAAGATCCTGACACCTGGCGAAGTGGAGCTGTTTGAGTATACCCGAAACACCAATATGGGTGATCCTCAGATCATTGACGGTGCTGCTCAATATCTCGACATCACAGAATCGCAGGCTTTCCAGTATTACATTGATGATGTTGACAAGAAACAGATGGAGCTTGACAAGGAATTTGAATCGGCGGCTACAAGAAACGCAGCTTACAAGATAGCTGACTATGCAGACAGTTTTGTTTTTAATTTGTCCTCTGAAATGACAAATGATGCTACTTTTAGTGCGCTTAATTCTGCGAAGGTTAGTGATTTTCTTGCCGCTGCCGACAAAGCCATGAGGCTTGCCAATGTGCCTGAAAGCGAAACTAAGTACCTTGAAATTTCGCCTGATGTTTACGCAAAGTTTGTAAAGGCAGATATTGCAATGGATACAGACAACAGCAAGACACTTGAAACAGGACTTGTCAAAAAGCTATGGGGAATGAATATCTATGTGTCCAACAACATTGTTACCACAGGC